ATGGCGAAAAATTTTATAGCCAAGCCACATGGTGGCTGTAAAGTTTTGGGGTCACGAGTTGGGACCTAAAGGGTTCAAATTCTCTCGCTTGCCAGGGAATTAAAACTGAAGGCAAGCATTGTACCCGTACCAAACAAGCTCAAAATGGAAGCTAACGTCAAACAGTTAAAAATAAGACCGGGCACGGGGGGTGTGTTTCAGCCTCCCAGAGAGCGTAAAGGTAAACAAAACTTTTCCGTTGACAGCAGTCACCACCATTTAGACTTGAAATTAATTATGTCGCGTCTGGAATTCCTTTTGAAGGCTACGGAGCTTCCGGACCAGGATTATATCCTGACGGAAGTCCGTGTATATTTAAGCAGTTTTAACGTACGTTCTAAAAGCCGGGGTGAGCTCGAGGCTGTTGGCTACTACAAAAAGCTAGCCAATTTCGTTAAGCGTAAGCTTCTCGGAGACAGCCCTGAGCCACTCCCTTTCACTAAAACAACAAAGGAATGCATCCCAGAACCCCTCGCGGGGCTTTGGAAGATATCCCAAAGATGCCATAAATCCAGCATATTTGTTCAAACGGTTTTGAATTTCTACTTGGGGCAAGTGGACTTTGATGCTCCACCTGATTTTTCCACAATAGAAGGACCGAAAGATGATGTTCCAGCGGACTTGCTAGAAGAGTTCGGTCGTTTCGTCAGAGACCTCCCTTTAACAGGAAGGCTTCATAAGATAAACCGGGACTCAACCGGATCCCTTAAAATATCCGGTTCTAAAGGTATTTTCGCACAGTCCTTTTGCTCGATCCCTAGGGAAAGGATCGTGCTCTTAGAGCAAGACAAGAACTTATGTGCCTTGCTTAAGCAGATGTACCGGGAAACCGGTCGAGATTGACTCGAGGACACTTTAAACAGTCCTGCACCTGTTAATAGGAAACTTCCTCTTGAGGATGGTTCCTATCTAAGAAGGATGGCGATACTGCCAGAGCCTGGAAATAAGCTACGGTATATTACCATAGCTGACTTCTGGAGTCAAAACGCGCTTTTACCAATTCACGAAGCCGTAATGGCGATGTTAAAATCTATCAAAGAAGACGCGACTTATCGTGCGTCAGAAAGTTTCGAGTTCCTGAGGGCGAAGAGTGAAACTGGAATAGCGGAATTCCACTGCTATGACCTCAAAAACTTCACCGATTACCTTCCGGTATCTCTACAAATGATCCTCGTGCGCGAGTTCTTTGGTAGCAACATTGCGGTTTTGTGGAAAGAGATCATAGGGCAACCGATAAGGGTCAACCCCCCGAATTGCAGGGTTGTCCAATTCACCAGGGGGCAGCCAATGGGGCTGCTCTCCAGTTGAGCGGTTGCTTCTCTTACGCACCATTATTTGGTGAGTTGGGCGCAGAGAAGGGAGGGCAAAAAGCGATGTATATACCGCCTCCTCGGGGATGACATTGCCATCTGAGGGAAACGTGCCGGATTAAGATATTTAAAACTTCTTGAGTTACTGAGGATTCCGTATTCAAAGGAGAAGACGGTAACCAGCCGCACAGGCTTCGATTTTTGTAAGCGAAGATGTGTTGGGGGTTTGGAGATTACTCCGGTCCCTCTGAAGGCTTTGATTTCAAAATCATTGGCCTTCGCTGGTTATGAAATCCTCCGGAACTTTCACGTCCCACAAAAGGTGGGAGAGAAGTCCGTTGAGCTTTTGGTCCAACTCATAAATCAAGGTGACCCAAGCTTCCCGATCGACCAAACACTCACCGTCATATACGGTGAAATGTGTGACCGATCGTACGATATTGCTTCCTACGCCTGGCTTCAAACCAAACCGAAGCTTCAGAAGGTAATACCGGCCGCAATGGCACGTCGGTCGCGCCGCGAGATCTTCGCACGAGGGAGAATATCCCTCATGATGGAAAAGCTCGCAGCCGCCCGGCTTGACATTGAGAAGCTATTAAAGTTCAAACTTTCCCATCTTGTCTTCCGGGAGAAGGTGAGAAAAGGCTCCAAGTCCAAATTAAAAAAGATTCGTGGGTGGATCGATAAGCCCACTGAATTTCTTGGGTACTTAGCAATAGCTCAGTACATAGAAAGAATGGACCGTATTTACAAGCTGGTAGCCAAGGAAGAGGCTTCTCCAACTTGGAACATCTTGGGTGATTCCGAATCCCTTGAACTCAGTATCTTCACATTCGACCCCCGGAAACGGTTCGAAAATGGGAGAGAGAAAGTTGTTCTCGACCAAATGAAGACTGTCCGCGCGGAGCTCGATGCCATCGGTAAGGGGCGTAGCTCCTTACTGGGGCTTATATTTATAGCCCAAATGGCACAGAAGAACCGAGGGTTCTTTGCGATGATTAAGCCTAAGAAGGTGGTAGGGAACTCAGTGGATAATCCCTCTGCTTCTGAGGAGTCATTGCAAAGCAAATCTCTGTCGATGCTGATTATTGCTGGAAAGACAATAGGCCTCCAAGAACAACAAGTTTGAACTTTGCTTCCTCAGCCCCTGAACAAGGCCGAGAAAGACTTAAATGAACCCTCCTAAAAGGAGCCCAGACCTAAGCTACACCGCCTCGAAAGGGGCTTGGCTATAAATCTTTTTCAAAAACGACACTGCGTTGGTATTTGA